CTTGTATATTATTTTCAAGTAATTGTTTTTCTTCTTCGTCTGGCGTTAATTCTATAAATATACCAAAGTCATAAAGATGTAAGTTTTCCATTTCTTCAAGTGTAGCAACGTTATGAGCACCTAAAGCTCTTATAAAAGCTTGCTTAGTTGGAGAGTATTCTATTATATCCGCTATACGTAAAGAAAGACACTCAGCTACTTCAGCTGTTATATATAACATTGATTGTAATATATGTCTAGTTGCTGTGTTAGAGTTTGCCGCAGCTAGTTTTTGTACACCAACTAAAGCGTCTCTATCTGGAGTACTAGCGTCTCTAGCTTCATTTAACCCAGTCACATCTCTTATCATTTGTAAATAATAGTTGTAAGTAGTTATTAAACTTTGTAATTTACCACCATTTACACCGTTGTTTATTTGTTGTATTGGAACCTTGCCAGGATTCATATCTCCTTCTGAAGTAAAACTTCTACCTATAACAGAACCTGTTTGGAAGAACATGTTTAAAGCTTCTTGCGGATTATAATTTGTTCCGTTACCTAAATCTATTTCAGCTAAACCATCAGCGTCTAAGTAAACACCGTCTGGCACCATACGAGCCATAACTTGTTGTAGTTTTAAATGTGTTAACTGAATCATGTCGGCAAAGCTGGTTATTCTACCAACTAAGCTTTCTATTCTTCCTTCGTACATTCTAGGAGCTACTATTTGATAATTCATTTTTACACTAGAAAAATCAGAATCGGAACGCATCATATTAGGACACATTCTCCACTTTAATACTTTATCGGCTCCAATAATATAAACACCTTCGTATAATACTTCAACTACTCTTTCTAGCTTGCTAAAGTCGCCATCCATATTTTCTACAGGTGGATTAAAAGTATCATCTTTTTCAATAACTTTTTCTCCTCCAGCAGCGGTTGATTTTAATTTGTAAACATCATTCATATGTGTTTTATAATTAAAATATAAAACTTGAACTTTATTTTTATCTCTATTAGCTACGTAGTCTAGCGGATAAGAATATTTATTTACTAAATCTTTTATTTCTTCTTCAGATAACCCTGGAAATTCTTTTACTAATTCGTTTATTGGCAATTCTTTTACTTCACCAATATAGTATATGTCATCAAAATACGGTGACTCAGTATGAGAATAAACTAAATCAGCTGGGTCTACATATTCAGCTTTAGCACCACTACTAAAATCAAAAGTTGTCTTTGTTGCGCCTATACCAAGTACCGCTAAATCGTACAAACATCTTTTTCTTATTAAATCATAGTTACTACCTTCTAATAATACATTTAATGCTTGCTCTTCTGCTAACTCTACAGCCTGCTTATAATTAAGTTGCATATGTAGTGCTAGTTCTTCTTCAGAGTCAGGTAATTTTTCTACATCATTTTCATAAAGATCTACATCAAATTGTTGTTTAGCAACTTCATTAAACTCTTTAGCGCGCATATCTTTAAGAATAGACTCCATGTATTCTGTTCTTTTGCTAACTCCATATTCATCTTGAGAAAAACAATTAATTTCATAATTTCTTTGAGCCATGCCATTAACAACAATATCTACAAACTTAGGAATAATAGGTACTGGCTTCCAGTCTAAATTAAGATAAGATAAATCACCGTTTATAGATAATTCATTTTTATATTTTTGTATAGGCTGTTCTCCTCTAGCATATAATCTTAGTGTATGAAAATTGTTTTTGTGACTATTGTATTTAGATGTTGTGCCAGAAAACCACTCGTGTCTTATAGCTCTTGCTACTTTTAAACCATACTCTTCGTTTAGTTTTTCTAAATCACTGACGGCTTGCGATGGAAAATGTATTGAATGTTCTGATCTCATATTTTATTATTAATTATCTTAGATGAAAATCCTTTGTTGTTATACTTTGATATACTAATATTTAAAGGTTGTTTTTCTGTTTTTGGGTTTGGTCTATATAAATGTCTGTTGCAGGCCATTATAGCTAGACCAGTACTTATAGAGGCATCATGTTTAGTTCTTCTGTTAATATCAAACTTTGCCCAATCGTTTAAAGCTTCGTTGAAATACATAGTACCATAAGTACCATCTTGTAGTAAACCAACGTGGTCGTTGATATACATTTCAATTGCAGCGGCGTGAGCTTGTTTTATATCTTCACTAGAGTTAGGTATTCCACCAACCTCCTTTTCTGCTACTGATAGCTTATTCCAAATCTTATCAGGTCTGTTCATGCTAAATCCTCTATACCCTCTTCTACGTAAATAGTATAGTAATCTTGGTTTATTATTTTCAGCAAGTATTGGCATGCCGTAGAAAACTAAAGACATTAGCACATCTTCAAAAAATATTTCAGCTGTTTGAGGTCTAGCTATGTATTCTAAAAAGAAAGTGTTAGCTGGAGCGTCTTCCATTGAAAATTTAGTTAATCCGTGTAATGCACCTTTAGAACCTTTATTATCTACTGTACCTGATATATCATATGAGTCACAACCAAAAGCTCCCATATGTTCATTACCTGGATATTTTATTCCGTTTTTTAAAATAACGTTATTTTGTAATTTGCCACCTGGTACCCAACTAACTTTAAATCTACCATTTGGATCTGGGTTAAAAACAACTTGAGTATCTTTAACTCCATTCACCCATTGAAAATTACCTATAGTTAAAACAGATGAGTTTCTATTTCCTTCGTTGTAATCTATTTGCTCATATATTCTTATAAGATTAAATAAACTATTTTTAGTTTCATCTCTAAAAGCGTGTTCTTCTGTTCTTGGAAACTGGCGGTAAAATTCATTTAAAGCGTCTTGGTCATCTTTTAATCCTTCTGCTTCATTATTCCAATGATCAATAACGCCATAATCTATCTCTAATCCTTGTGGGTCAATTCTTTTTTCTTTTGGCGTATTAAAAACCGGTTGACCATACTCATCAATGAACCCTTCATAATTCCACTCCATTGGTATAAATAAAGAATATAATCCAGACTTTGTTTGTCCATTTCTATTTCTTTTTGTTACATCAGAGTTATTATATAAGTTTTTAAAATTATCACCACCTTTGTCTAGTGAGTTAGATGTTGATCCCATCATACACTTACCAACTATTCTACTACCTAATCTTAAACAAGTTTTTGTAACTCTCCAGTTGTTTTTTATATTATCAGGCCTTTCCCACTTACCACTTTCGTCGTGTACTAATAAAGAAAGCTTTTCACCATCATAGCTATTATCACCTGTGTTCTTCCAGTCTATAGTTGTATCTAGTCCTTCAACATCATCCATTTCCTCACGCTCACGTATTTTCTTACGAGTAAACTTTTTAGCTGGCACTCTATATGCGAGTTCGGACTTTGGTCGGTCCATACCATCTTGTATTGGTTTAAAGAAAAATGGATAGTTGAGACTTATTGGTACAACTTTATCTGTAAACATTTTTTTAGCATCAGCACCAGTTTTAGATAATATACCAAATCTACTATCACCTGCTAATGTAGCTAAATTAACTGTTTCAGCTGAACTCATAAAAGAAAAACCAGAACGTCTATTTTTTAAATAACACATCCCGTAACTTCTTTTGTCTGCTTTGCAAGCTTCCCAAAATATAAAGAATAATCTATTTGCCTCTCTATAATCTGGAGCACCTACATCAATCTTACTCCACTGTAAGTACATATAATGTGTGCCTGTTATGTATGTTGGTTTGCCGTTGTTCATAAACCAAAATCCTTCTTCTCTTCTTTTAAACTCTTCGTCTATATATTCATAGTGAGTTTCTTTAAAATCATTTGGATAATCTTGCCAATCAAATACAGTTTTAATTTTTTTAAAAGCAGTATTAGCTGAAAACTGTTTCCACTTTTGTTCTGATTTAATTTTACTACAAGAGTATATTTCTTTTGGTTGTTTTGGTAATGCTATTTGAAAACCTTGTATTTCTAATACTTCGCCTATCATACCAGTTTTAGATATAGAAACTATGTCAGCTTCTTTATTATAACCGTACTCCCATTTTTTAGACTTATTAAGTCTTTTTATGGTGTTTAATTTTATAGGCTCTATAACCTTATATAATGTTTGATTATACATTATTTAGATCTACCTTCTGCAAATCCTTTAAAAGCAACCTTTTTCTCTTCTTCCGCAGGTTTACTTTCTAACATGTTTTCTTCTTCGTGGATTCTGTTTAATATTTCAAAAGCATCAAATATAGCTAGTTTTTTTGTGGCAGCAGCGTTCTTTAATCTATCTGCTGATATATCTTCATCTGAATCTACTATTTCTTCCCTAGCAACTTTAATTAACTCTTCAACCGCCTTGTGCCCAGCTTGGATTATATTCTTCTTCGTTTCCTTGATATTCATATTTAATTGTAATAAATTTATTCATAACCCTATATAGTCTTTCTCCATTAATAATAAACTCATACTCCATGCTAGGTGTAAACCCAACTAATTCTTCTTTATTAAAACTTCCATCAGAGTATTTAATAACTCCAACTAAAGGTCTTTCTGCTTCTTTGTTAAAATTATCTATAGCTTTTAATGGTTTAATAAAACTATAACCAGGCATTGCTTTATTGTTATATAAATATATCTGATCTTGTGATATTATATATTTATTATCTTTCCAATAAGATCTGCTGTTTCTTTCTTTACCTTTAACATCATGCCATCTTCTAAATATGTTATGATGCACTATTACTTCATCACCTGCATTTAAAGGTGATTGAAATAATAATGGAGTAGCGATTATTTTTGCGCGTCTATTTATATATTGATGATTAAATATTTCAGTGTTAAGTATTAATTCTTTGTCATCAACTCGTACACTATTATTATACCGATCACCAATAGGCTCGATAATAAAATCTTTATAAGCATTCATTAATATTCTAAGTTATACTCAATTGATATAGCCATATTTTTATTAAAATCTTTCCATGGTATTACCACTTCTTCTTTTCTAATGTAAATACAGTATTTATCTTCTTCTTCTACTATATCACAGATTTTATGGCCTCCATAAACTTCTTGATCAACAGCATAGTGCATAGAATCATTTTTATAATCTTTACCTATAGTAATTTTCCTGATGATATTATTTTTCATCTTTTTTCTTATTAATAGTTCCATCAGTTACATTAATATCAAAAGTACCATATTCTTTAGAAAATGTATCCTGCATATCAACTATTTTTTTTTGAGTAATTCCTAGGTCGTGCAAAAAGCTATGTTTTTGTCCTTCTAGTTGCCCAATTTTAAATTGTAAGTTATTTGTAACACTTATAACTTCTTGTAATTGTTTTAAATGTTCATCTGATATTTTGTCGACCT